AATAGAAATTTATTTAATTTTTTTAAAGGAAACGTAAATAAATGAAGATGTAGAAGACTTTTTAAATATTAGACAACATATTTGTGCTCTACACTATTAGTTTATTCAAATAATATAAAATCTACCGTTGTATATTATTTAGGAAATGTCAGACCCCCTTTTGAAAGAAGACACCTCTCGTTACGTGATGTTCCCAATCCAAGACGAGGACATCTGGAAAATGTACAAGAAGCAGGTAGATTGTTTTTGGCGCGTTGAGGAAATTGATTTGTCCAAAGATTTAGGTGACTGGGCAAAGCTTATGCCAGACGAGCAATATTTCATTTCTATGGTTCTAGCATTTTTTGCAGCGAGCGACGGAATTGTGATGGAAAATTTGGCGACGCGATTTATGGCCGATGTTCAGTTGTCAGAAGCCCGCGCTTTCTACGGGTTCCAGATTGCAATGGAAAACATCCATTCTGAGATGTACAGTGTTTTAATTGAAACCTATATTAAAGACAAGGCGCAAAAACACAAGTTGTTTAATGCGATAGAGACGTGCCCTTCCATCAAGAAAAAAGCAGACTGGGCGAGGCGGTGGATTGGATACGAGGCGAGCAACGAAACTTTTCCTACACGACTCGTCGCGTTTGCCTGCGTAGAAGGTATTTTCTTCAGCAGTAGTTTTGCGGCCATTTACTGGATCAAGAAACGCGGAATTATGCCGGGTCTAACTCTTTCCAACGAATTCATTAGTAGAGATGAGGCGCTACATTCTGAATTTGCAGTTCTTTTATACTCCAAACTCCATCAGAAAATAGAGAAGTCCAAGATTGTGGAAATTGTGAAAGAGGCAGTGGAGATTGAAAAGGAATTCATTACCGAATCGTTGCCGTGCCGGTTAATTGGGATGAACGCGAAACTGATGACCCAGTATATTGAGTTTGTGGGAGACCGTCTCTGTTTGCAAGTCGGAATTGATAAGATTTATGGTAGCACTAACCCTTTTGATTTTATGGAACTTATTAGTTTGGAGAGCAAATCCAATTTCTTTGAACGCACCGTTTCAGAGTATGCGATGGCGAACAAAGAAGTTGCGGTAAATGTCTTTGATATGGTGTGCGAGTTCTAAAGGGAGAACCTACGGTTCCCCCAAACCCCCTCCCTTTATATCAGTAATGTTTTTTAACTTATTATCCATATGTTTAATAAGTTTCTATGTTAAGGGAAGGGGTCGTAGGTTTACCTACAGATACTTTTTGAACAATTTTGTAAAATTTTTCATTGATTTCTCTTTTTCTCCCAATTCCAAATTGAATTCTGTGATGTCCATACCCACCACGTTCAAATTCTTCATTATTTTGTCAACAATGGGTTTTATGGCTTTTGTTTTAACACCGTTTGGTGCGGTTGTTCCCGTGCTTGACATTTCTTCCGGGTCTAATCCGTCCACATCAAACGAAAAATGCAGTGGGTCTTTTCCTACAAAATCTTTGATTTTTGCATAGGTTTGAGATGGGTTCTCATTGATTTCTTTACACCGAATAAACTTGATTTTCTTCTCTTTAATAAACGCCTTCTCTCCATCGTCCAAATCGCGGATACCCAAATAAAGAATGTTTTCAAATTTGAGATCGGGGACCCAAAACAAGAATGGAAACAAATCGTAATCGTTATCCAAACTCGTTAAAAACGCAAGAGGCATTCCGTGGTAATTCCCACTAGGCGATGTTTTGCGGGTATTGATGTCGCCGTGTGCATCAAACCAAATGACTTTGAGCGCGGAACCGTGTTTTTCCAACGATGCACCAATGGTTGCAATGGCCATGGAGTGGTCCCCGCCGATATTTAGTGTGGGTTTATTTGTCTTCATATTTGCGGTAAACAAATTTCGCAGATTATCCGAAAGAAGCTTAGTGCGAAGCTGATTGCAAAGTTCTACATCGCTGATTTTTGTTTTTACTAGCGTTCCGTTATTTCCAAAAAGTTGGAACAAATATTTACTGGTTGTATCCACGCCGAGTTTTCTCTGTCCCATTGAGCTTGGAAAATATATACGATGCATTGGTTTCTTATATATTTACGTTTTATTTTTTTATGTTTTTTGCAATTGTAAAATGTAGAGAAACCTACGGTTATTCAGAGAAGCTTCGCTTCTCTTACGCCCTACGCGGTCGCTTCGCTTACCCCCTTCCCTTTTTTTATTTCGGTTTTCAACTTTTCCAAGTAAAGAATGGCGTCCATGTGTTCTTCCTGGGCGTGCTGAATCCAATCAAGAACAGATAAATCGTCTCTATCCAAAGTTGTCCCATATTTTTGCAATCCGACATTGGACCTACCAATAAATGCACTAATTACGTTATTTACAATAGAGTCAGCACAATATCTCGTAGGAAGCAATGAGTCAATCTGTTCTAAATATTTTTCCTCCTCAATATGAAGATAAACTGGTTCATCTACCACAATTGAAGAATTAGGAGTCGTAGGGGAAAGCGGTTCCCCTACAATTTGCGGAATAATCGCAATCTTCTGGTCCTGCGACAAATCGCTATATCCTTCTTTTTGGTACCCCAAATATTGATTGAACATATACCACTGCGACGACGGCATAATTGTTTTCCACAAAATATCATTCTGGTAAACCCAGTGTTGTTTGGTTGAATATAAATTCTCTACATTGGATTTGAACAATGTACTGAGTTCCAACATCATTGACCGATTGACTAAATATCCCGCACCATTACCAGACGATGAAACCCGTGAAATTAATTGATTCGTTGGTTCCGAGATTATCGCCGCACACGTTGTTAACATTACCACATCCCACAAAAGATTTAATTCAAAGAATGCCTTTATGTCTGAATGTATTTTTTTTACATCATCAATGAAAATAAAGTCGTCTTCTAAGACAAGCACATTTTGCAAATCCATGTCGTAGGCCATTTCTAAAACATTTGCGTGGCTCAGCAAACAACCGGAGTTGGGGCAACCATTGTAAGAAGAGGCGGGAAACCGGATGATTTTCTCTTCGGTAAAACCGACGCGGTCAAATTCTTGCAAAAGAGCCGTCCTTCGGTCGGCCCGTGCCTCCATATTGATATATATGATTTTATCTATTTTTTCCATTACTAAGTAATAATTACTAATGGAATCTTTTTAACCTAATTTTAGGGGAACTATTAGTTCCCTTATGCATAATTTGGCAATGCATCTACATCAATCATTGTATTTAGGCAAATGGTTGCTTCGCTTACGTATTTCTTGAAAATGCTTTGTTTCAATTGGTCTTTTGGAACCAGATTATTCACAGTTCGCGCAATCATTTTATACAATTTGAAATCGGGATATCTCTCTTGACCGGTAGGTTTGTAAAGAACGTTTTTTCCGTGGTCATCGGTGCACCAGGAATCCACCAGTTTTTGCAACGGGGTTTTTACTTCATCATCTCTGCAAACAAAATCGTAGAGAGAACATCCAAGGCGACATAGGTCAAAACTTGGGTTGGGGTCAATTCTGGGTTTTTTCTCATTGAAATACGGCTCGCAATTATACTGGGTTGCCGCGTCGCCGTTCGGTGCAAAGCTGTCACTGCAAAACGTCTTTCCGCCAAATCTGTAAATTGCTCTTCCGTAATCAATCAATTTGAATATGCGACCATTGGTCGGGACTTTGTAACAAACTCCGTCAATGCGATAGTATAAAAACTCCTCCTCTGTCTCTACATACATAATATTGTTGGTGTGCAAATCATTGTGGGTGAAATCAAATACCTTTTGGTAAGTGGCCAACAACAAGATAATTTGCAAAAGTGCTTCCACGAATGTATCGCCTTTCAGTTTTCTCTGCATAATCAATTCGTCAAATGTTCCCTTGCACTTTTCCTGGAAAATGAGCTGGACCGGGAACTCATTCAGATAACTGAACATTTTTTCATCTTCCTCAAAGTCATCATCGGTGTCTTCGTCTTCGCCTTTATCTTCGTCTTCGTCTTCAGTTTCCCAATCAGACTCTTCTGATTTGGTTGTGTCCGATTTAGAATCATCGCTTTCAGAATCATCACTCTCAGAATCATCGTCGCTTTCAGAATCGTGATCGCTTTGTTCTTTTGGTCCGGAATCGTATTCCAAAGATGGAGTTAAAATCGTTTCTACATCCGTTTTGTCTATGGTTTCTGTTTTATCTACAGTTTCCGAATAAACCTCCTCTACATCCAACTCTACATCCAAGTCTTTGATACTGAGCTTTTTTTTATTGGTGCGCGAACCTTCTCCCGAATATTCACGCAAAATGATGGAGGCGTCTTCGTCTATTGTGAAATGCTTGTTCAAATTATTGGTGAAAAACTGAGATTTTGACAAGAAATCCAAGTCGTCAACAATATCATACTTGAATTTGCGTTGTATAGCAAGCACAGACCCATAATACTCCACACCGTGCAGCCAACCGTGCGTGTCTTTCATCATGGATGTGAGATAAGAGAAAAACCCATCCACATAAGAAGAGTTATTCACGTCCAACACTTTGGGCAAACACACATTGGTTCCAAGTTTAGGAAGTGTTTTGAAAGCGGAATCTTCCAAATCGTATTTTCCACGCAAATAATTGAGCGGATCCAAAAGTGGAGAGAATTTGATAAAAATGTCTTTTTCCACTTTTTTGTCATTATCGTCAACCACCGTCTTCAAATCGTGAATGTGGTATTTGTGGTTAAGGGCAATGCGATTGTAATTGGTTTCATCCATTTCAAAAAAACGGCTATATATAGGATTATAGTGCTGAATCTCACTAACCGAGTCCAACATTTCTAAATCAATCTTCTTGGCTTTTTTATAAAAAATACTGAATTGGGGAGCCTCCATTTATATTTTACGCTAAAACATAATTTAGGTATATTGAACTAATCGTTTCACTAAGATAATTAATCACCGAATCGTTTCAATAAGATAATTCATGTTCTAATCGTTTCAATAAGATAATTCATGTTCTAATCGTTTCAATTACACATTTTTTATCTTTCTTTTACATATATTATTTAATTTTAAAATGACACTTGAATTGAAAAAATTTGATATGCGTGCAATCACCTTTGACCCGAAAGAAAATAAGGGACCCGTCATTGTTTTGATCGGGCGCCGTGATACCGGCAAAACCTTTTTGGTCAAAGATTTGCTGTACCATCACCAGGATATTCCCATTGGCACCGTCATCTCCGGTACAGAAGCCGGTAACGGATTTTACGGAAAAATAGTGCCCAAACTTTTCATCCACGAAGAATACAACAGCATTTTGATAGAGAACGTGTTGAGACGCCAGAAAACCGTGATGAAACAGTGCCAAGCCGAGATGGAGACTTACAAGAAGTGTTCTATTGACCCACGCACTTTTGTTATTCTGGATGATTGCTTGTACGACAGCAGTTGGACCAAAGATAAATTGATGAGGTCATTATTTATGAACGGAAGACACTGGAAAGTGATGTTAATCATCACGATGCAATACCCATTGGGTATCCCACCCAATCTCCGCACCAATATTGATTACGTTTTTATTTTGCGAGAGAATTATTTATCCAATCGTAAGAAGATTTGGGAGAACTATGCGTCTATGTTTCCCACATTGGAATCGTTTTGCACCATTATGG